ACCTGAGCCATCAAAGGAAGAAACAATGGGGATAGAAAGCATTACTTCAACTCTCGGTTTACGCGCTGGACAATACTGATAGCAAACTTCTCCATCACAGCTGTGATCTCGTTGACCTTGCTGTAAACAACAGGGCCGATAATGCGAGTGCGACCCGGCTGAACAGGGCCGAGCGCATCACCCAACGGGTTGGAGTTCTTGCGTCCAGCAGTCTCAAAAATGGCTGTACCCGTGTCACGCTGGACAATGTTGATCGTCCCAAGAGAACGGCGGTCAGTGTTAAACACCACGTCCACGCCTTTGCGAGCCTTGTCGAGATTCCACGGAAACACCTTGCGTCCGTTTACAGCAGGGCCAGCCCACTGGCGGTTCATACCGGACAACGGAACAAAACGATACGCAGAACGCACAGCATCGGTAGCAGGCTGGGCAATAGCGCGAGCCTCGTTATTGAACTCCTTACGAAGCCCCGGCTCAATCTTGTTAAGAGATCGGATTGCTTCGTTAATGCCTAAAACACTGATGTCGTTACTTACGGGCACGGTTGCTCTCCTTTGCTCTCTTCTTCAGCACATCCAACATGGTGTGCAGCTCTTGTGTATCGAATGGGATTTGGTGAGGCCAAAACCCCGTCTCAACTGCTAACTCGCAGATGGTTCGGAGGTAAGAGCCTCTTGCGTAGGGTTTGCAGCGTCCTCGTTTACAACTTCTACTGACACCAGTTTCTTGATGTAGTCATCAAAGACCGCTGGCACGGTGATGCTGTTTTGCTTTGCGCCTTCAAAGGCGAGGAAAGCGAGGTGCTCCATTGCGACACCGGAGGCAAGGTCAGAAGCGCGAATTTTGAACTTGCGCTCCAGTGCCACAATAGAAAACAGGTTGGTGGTGACCTCGTAGGTGAGGCCGTCAGTCTGTTCGACTGCGAGTGTGATCTTCATGTTGTTTCTCCTGAAGGTTTACGGGTTTACGGTGCGGTTACGTCACGAACCCATGTGCCACCTGTAAAAGTGACCTCAACGGTGGCAAGTTCGCCCACGGTTGAGTTGATTGGGGTGAAGTCGCTGAGCATGCAGTTTGTGATGATGTACTCAGGGTTAGAGGCGGACTCTGTGGTGCCTGATGGCGAGATGGTCAGAACCGTTGTGCCTGTGCCCACGCAAGAAGCGAGGATTGCCTCGACCTCTGAAGCGCCATAGCTGAGAAACAAAGTCATTGAGACTTCGACGTTTTGAAGACCGCCAGTGAAGCGGTGTCCTGTGTCGCCGAAAGCGGTGGACTCAAGTGAGTCCTGACCAATCATGACGCTGACTGCGTTTGCCTGATCGCTGAGGTCTGTGGTGGTTGCGCCCTGCGTGATGTTAATCGTGGCATTGCTGAGGAATGTTGTTGTAGCCATGAGGGCTCCTTTTGGTTAGTTGCGCCGTACGGCTACGGCAACGGTTAAGTCGTAAGAAGGCAAGTCTTGCCCCCCTACGGATACGAGGCCCGGACGAAGATCCGTGACCGCGATTGGTGAGTTCATGATTTGGTCGGCGATTTGCATCAGGTAATCACCTGCGTCTTGGTTGCCCGGAGGCGGTGCCAGCACACGAAGTCGAAGACTGATGTTGCCCACGTTGTATGTAAACGAGTCAACGGTTGGAAGTTCAATCAAAACAGACAGTGGGCGAGCGTTACGAGGGTCAGTGATAGGCACAAGGCTGAGTGCTGTAAGCGCGGTTTTACAAGCAGTTACAGCCTCATACAAAATGCCTGAAGAACTCACGCGACTTGCGCCCTGCCACAGCCAAGCAGCTGCATAATTCGAGCAAGGTTTACAGGAAGAGCGAGATTGCCCATGCCATCAAAAGCACCATAAGCGTCACCGCTTGTCCCACGCTCGCGGTACAACTGAGCTGCATAAAGTGTCGCTCCTAGTTCCACGTCTGGCGATGGGACTGTGCCCTGTTGGTCTGTATAGCCTGCCTCACGACGTTTCCGAAAACAGAAAAAATTACTGGCAGAAACGCACTTAGCGATGTAGGCCGTGTCATTTGCGGTCGCCACGTCAATGCCCAAGAAACTGAGCACTAACGCGCTTGTAGTCCAAGTGATGGTCTCTGTAAACGTCAGGGTGCCAGCAAGAGCTGCATACGCTTCATCATCGGCTTGTCCAGTGACCGCATATAAAACCTGATTGAGTTTTGGCACGTCATAGTTGAACTCGAGATAACCCTGTTGGTCTTTCCCGATGTACTCCCACTCTTCAACGCTGATAACGGTGAAGGTGCCATTGAACTTTGCGCCAGCGCCTGCGACAACAATGCTGTCGCCGGGCTGAACTTCGGAAGGGGTCAGGGTCTGTACGGCTGACACATCATCAAAGTGAAAACCATGAGTGATTGTGTAAACAGACATACAGACCCTTTCCTACTACCTAGTAATCAGGCGAATGTGAACTTGACGAACTTGGTTGGGTCAATCATCAACGCTGCGAAGTAACCGCGGAGAGCGATTGTGCGTGACAGTGTCGATGGTGACTCGATGGACATGGTGCCCTTTTGCTGTTCAAAAAGCTCGTAGCCCGATGCGTCACCGACAATGCAAGTTGCGCTTGCAAAGTTGCGGTCAACAACAACCTGCAAGCCGAAGGCGTTGCCGTTGTACTGTCCGGGTGCGAGGTTGCCGAATGCGTTCATTGGGCCAACCTGTGGGAACAACGGACGCTTGCTTGAATCCGAAAGTGCAAGAAGATCCTGCCAAATTCCGGGTGCAACGAACAAGTGTGTTGGCAGGTTGCCGTCAGAACTTGACAAGATTGTTGCTGCTGCCTGTGCAATTTCGGCAGCCCATACTTCAGGCTTCCCAGTGTCTGCTGCAGCAAATGCTTGAGTAACGCTTGCACCTGCAACCAGTTGGTCTGCGGCGTAGTTGTCGGTTGCGTTCGCGTAGATGCGACCCATGTCGTCAAGAACGACCTGCAAGATTGAAGGATCTGACCAGTCAATGTCGGCCTCGGAAATGTTTACATATCCGCCGAAGATTTGCTTGGTCACTTGGTTGTTGAAAACGACCATTGTTCCTGCGGTTGGAGCCTGCTCGCCGATGGATGCACCGATGCTTGTGTGCGTGGTGACCTCTGGACGGATGAAGACCTTGCCACCGGCAGGCATTGCGCGTACGCCAACTGCGTCTACAACTGGACGTCGTCCGATGAAGTTGTTGTAAACAGGGGAAACAATTGGAGTAGGCAAGATGCCTGGGGTGTCGGTTGTGACGATGTCAGGTGCAGCTGCACGGAGTGCTTCTGACATTGCGCGCCACTGATCGCCACCCGAGATGGCAGCAGCGATGTACTCGACTGCTGTCGGAAGTGGGGTCTCGCGACGTGCTGCCGCAAAGATTGGTGCTGTTGGAACAGTTTCAGCCGAAGCCTCAACCGTTGGGATTACTTGTGACATGGATTCCTCCTCGGAAATGTCTTGGGGTTGGGGTTCGACAACTTCTTCTTCTGACTCTTCGTCAGGCTGGGAAGCAGCGATTTCTGTGATGACCGCATCTGCAAAAGCAGGCTGTGCCACCAACGAGATCTCTACGAGGTTTGCCTTGGAGACAACCATCGTTCCGTCTTTGTCGTATTTGAACTTGACGGGAATTGCGCCAACACTTACGGAGTCGTAAGCGCCAGCCTTGATGAGTTCAATGGCCTCATCGGATGCGCGAGTCTTTGCAAACTTTGCTGTAAACAAAAGACCCTCTTCGGCTTCAACGAGTTCGGTGACAACACCACGCAGCTGCGTCATGTCGTGACCCTCAAGAAGTTTCGGTGCTTTAGCGTTTACATCAAAAGCGCCACGCTTAAACATGACTGACTCACCCGAGGAAACTGCCGCTGGAGTGTCCCAAGGAACAGCCACACCCGTAATGGATCGGGGGCTGTCCTCGCCAGCGGCAGCGTCCAAGGTGACTGGCACAGCTACAAACTCAATCTTCACAATTCATCATCCGTTTCATTGTTGGGCATTCCACTAGGGGAACTCATCTCAGATCCTTCGTAGTCCTCAATGTCAAACTCGACATATCGGTTACGGGGAAGAACTTGTGCGCTGGAAAGGGTCTGCTCAATAGCGTCCATGTAAATACGAGCGCCAAAGAGGTACAGATCCTGACGCGCCTGCTGGGCGTTCTGATACGTCATCGAAGCGCCCTCAGTTGGTGCAGACACAAGGTAGGCAGGCACTGAACAAAGACGGGCCATCTCAAGAGACTGGTACTTGCGCTGATCCGCAATGACTTCCTGGGGGTTCTGTGCAAACTCACGGAACTGCACCTGACGCGACAACGCACCGATGGCGTTTTGTTTACGCGCTGCAGCCCATGCCGAAGCAAGAGATCCAAGATCATCGCCTGACATGTCTTCGCCGTCAATCTGCTGAAGATAACCGGGCACGGTTTCAAGGCTGGCGTAACGGTCAGCTGCCTGATCGAGAAACAGCGAAGTGTTAATGGCGCGCTGACCAATCTTCAAGATCCCTTCAATTGGCGATAAAAATTGTATGACGTTGCCGACATCCAAGGGATTTCCGTTAAACTCAAGCTCTTTTGATGGGCCGTAATACTGAGGCATACCTGTTTGTTCGGTGCTTGAAATGTTTGCAGCTGGAAGCCATGTAAACGAGGCAGGCAACCCGGTCGAGTAGCGCGTGGTGACGTAGGCGTACGCTGCACCGTAGAAGAACATGTCCGAGAAGATGTTTACGAAGAAGAACGAGCGCGAAACCTTTGGATCTGGGGTTTCCATCCAAGGCTCAAGAGGCAGATACACCTCGTCATAGTCTGAGCCGTTCCACTGCTTGGAGTAATGCTTCAGACCGACAGATCCGATGATGCCAGCAAGCAGGTCACGGGAACGGGAGACCGTGGGAATGCTCAGCGCACGAACCTCAGCGGAACCAGTGGTGTAGTTGATGAAGTTGCCGATGTAGGACGCGCCTGCAGCCGCCTGCACAGGTGCAGAGGCGAAAGCGGCCGTGTCAACTTTGCGTGAGAAAATACCCATCCACGTGGAGTCTTACACAAGGTTGTTGCAAATGCAACTATCTTGACGAACCCATTGTCGGTTTATTTGCGCCACCCGGACGAGACACCATTGCAGCTGCAACGATGAGACAACGGCAAGCCTCGATGGGCCCGGGTGATCGTTGGCTGGAAATTGACAACGCGCCACCCTGACCGCGGATCAGTACCGCCCTGTTTACATGTTCTGCAAGAAGAATTTCACCCGTGTGCTTAATTCGGTCTTCGTTGATAAGACCCTTAACGGTGGACGTGTATTTGTTGATTTCTCCGTAGCCCCACTGCACCGTTCGGCGCTGAAACTTCTCGGGGGTGTGAATAAACAAAGACGGCGTAATCGCCAGCTGCGTTTTCGGTTCACGCTCAAGAGACGCTGTGATTTGCTCCCACATTTCAGCAATGGACTCAGTTTGAAACTCGACACTGGCGACAATGTCACCATCCGTGTTTTTGCGGCACCACACCCCAACATATTTTGAGTCGTCCACCGCAGAGTCCACCGCCAGCACCGAAGTGGTGCCATCCCACTCGGTGTTTTCTGTAAACCGTTTTGCCCACTGCCCCGGCGGTAGCCACGAAGATGCAGCACTCACCCACATGTTGCAGTGAGCGCGAAGCCATTGTGATCGGTCAGGGCTGGAATGTGCAGCGCGTAAACTTTTCAACGTCACGGTGCGAGGCATTGAAGGATTGGCGTAGCCCCAATACCGCTCATCGTCAGGGGAGACCGACTCAGGCACAGACCACTCAGCCATGTACAACTCACCTGGCTCGCCCTTGTCAATCTGCCCGATGGCCTGCTCCCGTAGTTTCTTCATCACGGTGCTCGACTCATCGCCAGCCGTGGACACCAACAACGACAAACCCGACTTGACCGCAATCTGTGCAGGCTTCAACGCCCCGAAATAAGCCGCCTCCGTAATCGCCCACAGCTCATCAACAATCAGAATGTCCACGCCCGAAATGCCGTGCTTCTTCCCTGTCGCAGCCTTGACTAAATACTCAGACCCGTCCACCATCTTGACGCGGTGACGACCATACGCCCACGTCACTTTGCATAGACCCGACTCTTCCCACAACTCAAAGAGATCACGCAAGTCTTCGAAGACCTCCGTAGCCAGCGACAATTCGTGAGCCGTGGAGACAACCTTGACTGGTCTGCCCCAAATACGAGGCAACTCAAGAAGGCAGAACCCCACCACCGCCGACAACATAAAAGTCTTGCCCTGCTGGCGAGCGCAAAACGCCATAGCACTCGAATGCGTAAACGAATGGTCAGGATCATGCTCAAAAGCACCGGTCAACACATTCACTTGCCACGGAAACAAATGACGGTTGAGATGCGCAGCTGCAAACTCTGCAATCAAAGGCCCATAAGACTCGTACCCAATAGTGGGCGTTTCCAGCCGTGGCGTGTCCGAGCCAACGCCAGCCGTTAACGGCGGTAACAACCTGTCTTGAGCTGAGTCATGACTGTTTTGGGAGATACGCGAAGA